ATCTCACGACTCTCTCTAAGGTGTAGAGGGTCATCATACCCAAACGGGCATGACTCTCTCTTGTGGGGAGAGCGTCACGGGACAGGCAGGGCTGGCTTGTAGTCGGCCCGCTGGATTTCCTCTACCACGCCAGACGCGAGCAACTGAGGAAGTAGGTCTACCGCCACGCTGTATTCACAGAATTCGTCATTTACAGCCAAAAGAATTCGTCCGGCACTGTCTCGCGGTGCGGTTGCTGCTGGTTCTATACAGGTAACGGTAAGGCCGTCTTCGGACGGATGCCCCCACGCCGCATCCAGCGCAAGTCTCGCCTGCTCATACACTGACTCGGACTGCGTGCGAAAATATCTCATAACACCGGCACCGACACCTTGTTGTACTTTGGCGACAAGAATCCCCCAACAAGTCGCGAGCGTTCGCTGTCGCTTAGACGCCGTTCGTACAAAATTACTTCCGCTATGCGTCCAGCAAAAAAATCTCCCTGATAGGACGGATTGAAGCAGCCGATAGTGAATCGGCTGTAATTGAAATTTCCTGTGCGAGTCCCTCCGGATACCGACGCGCCGTTGTAAGGCCCAAGGAACGGCGAGCGATTACCGGCGCACGCCATTACTGTATGCGTTCGCCACCGCGTCACGGCCCCGCCACCTGTATCCATTGAGCAGATAAAGAAATCTTGTGTTTGCGAGGCTGACTGCGCGCCAGCCGGACCTGCGTTGCTCGTGAACACGGTTCCGGTATTGGTTCCGGCGTCGTTGGTGTTGACGAACTGCACTGTCCCGCCGTCTGGGGTTGAACGCAAATAAGTGCTGGCACTTGCCGAACTGTTGAGGTTCAGCCATGTTCCTACTTCAATCCCAGCAGACACCTCCGCAAAGGTTGGCATTTCGCCAACAATGTACGCCGACCACTCTTTGTCGCCAGCGAGGTAAGTCGCAAGCCCTGCACCGGTGGTAGCAAGGAAATCATTCGCGCCGTCGAAGTCAACGCACGCGCGGCCCCGCAGGGTTCCGGTTCGGCGCGGCCTGTTGTTTGCCGTGCCTTGTGATACTGCATAGCCGCGTCCGCTTTTGTCTCGCCACTGCGAAACCTCGTTGCTGGACGCCCCGGTAAGAGTGAACGTCGAAACGTCATCGGCGTCAAACCATGCGACAAGCCCCGCTAGGCTTTTAGGGTCGAACCCTGTCGCTCTGGGGCGAAGGAGCCGGGGATTCATGGGCATGTGAATGACGCTCTTGTAGGTGAGATAGGGCCTTAGCGATCCAGCCAGTACCGAAGGTCGCTCTTGCCGGCGTAGCCAACCTTCCTGGCCACCTCTTGGCCGTCCTTCAGTCGAACGAACGTCGGCACAACTTTTATACCGTAGCTGTCTCCCAGCTCCGAACGGGAATCCATGACGTGTAGCGTGTGCGGTTCGGCCATCTTGGGGTCTTTGGAAAAGTCCTTCTTAAAGCTCTCGCACGGGCTGCACCCCGGGCGGGTGAAGGCGATGACATCGTCGGCGATGGCTGGCACTGCCAGCGACAGGGCTAGGATTAGCGCTCTCATGGCATAGGGTTAATGCCCTTCAACTGGGCAAGCCGTTCGCTGCGCAATTCCCGCAGAATCTCCGCTTGGTCCCGCAGGGCCGTGCCGATCTCCCGCTGCGCCAGGGCCATCTCTTGGAGGAACGAGGCGTGGGCGGTCACCATCGGGACCACTATGTCAGTGCGAACGAACCACAGGACGGCCGACGCCAGCGCAAGGCCGAAGCCGTACCGTTCCAGAAGTGAAAGGATTGTCGCCCGCTCGTTCATGCCGTCATCTCTGTCTTCCATTGCTTCATGGACGCCCTGTTCGCCACGTCTTTCGACCACCACTTCAGGAGAAGCTGGACCACCAGCGACACCAGCCCGCTTAATAGAAGCATCCATAGAAAGCCATATTGCTTGGGTTCTTCGTCTGACATCACCTCGTCCATGCGGCGGATGGACTGCACCACGCCTTGGACAACCAGTTCTTGCTGATAGCCCTCTGGGGCGGCCGCAAACTCCTCCTCCTGCCAGTTTTCAATGGCAAGATCGATCCAGTTGTTGACCCGCCGCCGGCCGACCACCAGCCTGCGAACCGGCAACTGCCCCCACACGTCCTGCTTCAGTTCATCTAGCGTCATTCTTGCCCTCCTTGCACTTGCATGTGCTTGGGCAACCGCAGTCCACAATCGCAAGGCCGTCACCCGTGCGCACCTTCCCGGTGCCGTTGCACTTGCAGCTTGGGGGACATTCCTTAACGACGATGTTTTGTTTGTAATCCAGAAGGCCGTACGTGCCGTACACAGCGGCGACCGGGGCGAGGTCCCTGCGGGCGCATCCCAGGAAGATCACCAGCAGCAGGGCGTACCTCATATGTTCCCCCTTGCGCCGTAGTCGGGCATCTTGCGGCGCGGCCATCCCGCCACGGAGGAAAGCGCAAAGCAAGAACAGCTATCTATGGTGTCGGCCAGAGCCCAGAACGATCCTTCTGGGATCAGCAGCTCAGTGCCGCGCACCTTGCGTCCACCTGAGTTCCATGAGCGGCCCCAGGAGTTGAGCCAGAGGACCAAAGCCTGCCCATACTTCTCATGCGTCTCTGGCCTATCGTCGTACCCGGCAAAATCTTGCGAGTGGCTCCATGACCCACTCTGACGGGACACGCCAAACTCATCTCTGGTGCGGCTGAACCCAAGACCAGAGCAGTTAAACACGCCATACCCTGCGGCCAAGAAGTCTCTGACTTGCTCTCTGCCAGTGACCTTTGTGGCAGTGCGGATGAGATGTTCACGGCCAACCTTGGCGACGTTCTCAGGAGGAGGAGTGCCGCCCCACTTGGTTGCCTTACTGCCAGAGTAGGTTGTGAGATCAAACCCCAACTCCGGGTACGGCTTGCGCGGCCACAGGCCTGCGTTCGTGGTCACCTGCCGCGCGGCATCAGAACACACCCAGCCGTTTGCCCCGCCGTGGCCACGCCACCAGTAAATTGCCTCCGTGGAAAGGACGCCATCACTGATCCCTTCTGGCGGAAGCTCTGGTGCGCCTTCGATCCGGCCAGTGATCTCGTCGGGCTTGGCGTCGTAGATTTCGCAAGCGAGCGTTGTGAGGCAGGCGTTCTTGCAGCCGTGGGAGACGCAGTTGTGGACCGCGTAGCCGTTCGCCAAGAAAGAGTGATCTTCTTCGACTTCGATGCAGTAGACGAATCCTTTAAACGGGAAGCTCTCCCATCGACTGACCGGGGATTCCCCGTGGTGAACCACCACATCCCCAACCGTGATGCCGCCGATGGCTTTCCACTTTTGTTCCCCTGATTCAACCACCACAAATCTGTGATCCGGCGTGGCGGAAACCCGCTCATCGCAGCAGGCCGCTTGGATTTCAATCAGAGCGCCGTCGAACGTCTTGGTAATAGTGCTGAGAACCGGCCGCTTTTGCCCGGTGTGCGAGACAACGACATCGCCCACCTTCACGGCTTCAATCGGCTTCTCCGTGCCGTCGCCCATGCTGACCAGCGTGCCGGCTGGGAAACAGTCCCCAATATCCTGCGCTGGCCCAGGCCAGCAACCTGGGAAGACCTGCTCCACCACAACCCAAGGGGTGACGAGCTTCCCCTTGCCGATGTCCTTCAGCCCCCACTCGTAGATGACATCGCCACCGACCGGGTCACCGCCAGTAGCGCGGATGTGATCGGCGAACCGCCTGTCGCTCTCAGCATCATCCCTACAGCCGATGAGCCCACCGGCATACTGTTCGCCGATGTCACCAGCCATCTAACTTCTTGGCAATGGTGTCGCAGGCTTGGATCAGCTTCGGCCTTGTAGACTCATCGACCGTCTGCACCTCCGTGCCGCCCAACGCTTCCGCAAACGACTTTTCGATGAAGTCATCCAAGCCCGGGTACTGCCCCACCGCTTCGGCGCGGATGGCCATCTTCAGGCAGGAGGTGTGAAATACCCTGAACCTGTCGGTATCTGACAGTTTCTTTTCCTTGTCGATCAGTACCACCCTGGCGATACCGCGGTAGAGGTCGGCAACGTACTGAGCCTCAGAGCGAGGCATCCCGAACGCGCCGGAACCGAAGTTCAGCCCCGGCATCCCGTAGACGCCGAAGCCGACCAGCGCAGCGGCCAGGATGTACCGCATCAACGCACCCCATGATTCAGCATGATGTCCAAGAGCTTTTGGCACATCACCGCGCCCTCTTGGCACCCCAGCTTTCGCAGCCTGTGGGCCATGTGCAGGACCGACTCCAAGTCCTTCTGCGTGATCTCCGAAGAACTCATCGGGGCCGAAGGCGATTTGAAGAGGAGGCTCCTCATCCACGGATAGGCGAATACAAGGACCCCAATCGCTATCGCCGCCAGACGGTAGTAGTCCATCTAGGTAGTCTCCAGCTTCTTCACTACCCAGTTCACCAGATCGTTCCCGGGCTCCGTGGCGATCACTCTCTGGCACAGGGACACAAGCTCGTCGTCCAGTGTGGTCTTGGTCTGCGCCGATAACCACCGGGCAGCGCCGCTGATGTGCTCGTTCCTCTCCGCATCCGACTTCGACTTGGAAATCTTGCTTGCGTAGAGGAAGAGCGGCAACCACTCCTTCAGGGCCTGGGCTTGTTCCCATATGGTCATTTCACAAGCCTTACGAGTGGGAGGAGCGATTCGATTGCACCGGAGGCTAGGGCCATCACAAGCGGGCGAGCCACGGGCCGCAGCATCATCCACACCGGCCACGCCCAGATCGGGATGATCTTGTCGATCAGTTCGTCATAGAGAAGCGCAACAGCCTCCATGGCGTAGGCCTTCTTGGCCTCGCCGGCTTCCGGGATGGAGTCCAAGAACGAGACGCACAGCCGCAGCAGGGCGATGAGCAGCTCCCCAAAGTCAGACAGTGAGAGCCCATCAACAGCGAGGCCCTTCGCCGTCTGGACGAAGAGCATCACTTTTTCGGAGAGAATCTTCGGGCTGTCTGCCGCCGCCACTGCGGCTTCGGTAATTGTGTTCATCCCTTTAGCCCCACTTGGATCACCATGCCGGTCGTTGCGCCGGTCGCAATTGGTACGACGAACTTGCTGGCGAAGAGCGCGTCTGGGATCGGGTGGAACCCAACCGTGACGGCCGTAGTGACTGCGTTCCCGCCGTCGTAGACCTGGGCGCCCGTGTCGCCCTGCGAGAGCGCCGCGTGCCAGTTGATCTGGGTGCAGCCGCTGCTGGCGGCGATGTAGACAATGCCGCCGGCAAAGTGGTTGTACGGGAACCTCCCCGTGGTGCTGCCGGCCGCGGAGTTGGCGGTGACGCTAAAGTTCGGGGCGAACTCACGCTTAATTTCTACGGACATTACTTTCCCTTCTTCTTCAGTGGGTGGGCGTGTTTTTCGATGATCTTGTCTCGGCTCATGCCGGGGTTTCGGCGCATCTCGTCTCGGATGATCTGTTCGCTGAGGACCTTTCTCTTGGGCGGCACCGCACGGCCTTCGACAGTGACAGCCCCTTCAACGTGGAGGTTGCGTTCTTGCGCAACCCTTTTGACATCGTCCACGGAAGAAACCCACGCCTTCGGGTCACGCCATCCCCTCTTGTCCGCAAGGCCTCCTAAGTAGTACTTCCCAGTCGGATTGATCCCGGCCTCCTTGGCTTCCTTCAAAAGCCACTTGGCCTGTCGCACCGGCATCTCGTCAAACTGCTGCTGGTTGCTCCTGCCTTCAAAGAAAGCCCGGTCGGAACCCTTGGTGCCGGGAGGGGTCTGAAGCGCGCACATCTCGGCGAACTTCTCCCCAGCCCCAGCCTCCATGGCGGTTGTCCAAATCCGCGCTGCTTCCGGTCCTCTGCTTCTTATGTGGCTTGGAACGTCCATGAGTTACTGTCCTGCTGGGGGTGGGGGGCCTTCTTGCGGAGGCTGCTCCCCGGGGGGCGGGCCAGGGGGAGGCGGGGGAGGAGGCGGAATTACATAGCGGGAAACGTCGATGTCGTTCGCCCTGCCGAAGTCCTCCATGAGCGCGTTGAAGACCTGCGGCTGACCGGCCTGGAGGAGGCCCTGCGCCACCGGCATGAGGACCTGCATCGCCTGCTGGACCTGCTCCACTTCGGTCGCCTTGTTCGGCTTGCGTGCCGACCCGGCTTCGATGCGGTAGGAGTACTCCCGAACGATGGACTCAGGGTCCTCGCCCTTAACGTGCATGGCCCACGCCTGCGCTGCCATGTTGCCCATGAGAGGAGCAACGTCTTGCGGCTCCACCAGCCAGCGCGCCATGAGGGCCTCCTTGCGGGCCACCTCGCTCATGGCGTCTTCCAAGATGTTGGCGTAATCGTCTGGGCGAACCGAAATCTGTTCGGCCTTCACGGCCGCCTCTGCGGCTGACCTGAACTGGTTTCTGGTCATGCCGTAAATAAGCTCAGTCAGGCCAACGCGCCGGTCGAAGAGCGCGGTCACCTCAGCGATGATGTTGTACATGTCCTGGGTCACCCCAGGCATTTGGAACACGCTGATCACGTCATTGACAGAGCGCCCAACGGCCTCTGAGATTTCAACGATGTTGAAGCCCTTCTCGCTTTTATCCAAAATCTTGGCTTTTAGGTCAGGGTCCGCGGCCTTTGCGACACCGATCAGAGTGGTCGAAGAGATGGCAATGCGGCTGGCGAGGAAGCTCATCGCCCAATTGATGAATTTCAACTCTCCCAACCCCGGCCGGATCAGGGAGATGGGCCATGAGTACCCGGGCTTACCATGGAGGGAGAACAGCGTGAACGGCCACCCGTTGGGCTCCAGCCAGAACGGGATCGGCCACATGACGTTCTGGAACAGCGCCGGCGGAATGCCGGTCTCGTCCACTTCCTCCTGCAATGCGGCAGGCGGGATGTTCAGCGGGAATTCAACTCCCTCCGCTACGACGATATAGCAGTACGGGCCGAGGGAGTCGAACTTGCCCTTCAGCTCCTTGTCGGCGTCCTTCAGGCGATCACCGAACCCGGTCTTGGAATAGATTTCCCAGTAGACGATCAGGTCGTTCGTCTTCCCGTTCTTCTTCTTCATCTCGTAGCCACGGTCATCCTCAGACTCTCTGGAGCCGTAGCTTTCGATGTGGCCCTTCAGGTCATCTGGGTTCAGCCCGAACTTATTGGCGACAAAGTCAATGGGATGACAGCGCTTGCGGGCGCACCACAGGATGTCATCGAACTCGTCGGCGTCGGGGTCCCAAACGAGATTGTCAACGGTGTCGTAGAAGCTGCCGGCCATCTTCACGGACGCCCCCGGCGGCTGGTACAGCTCATGCCACCAGACACCCGCACCCTTAATAAAACCCTCCTCCACCACCTTGCGGGAGTGGTGTTTGAGGTTCAGTTCATTGGGGGTGTAGTTCAGGTAGTCGGCCAAGAGGTTGGAGACGAGTCCTCTCCGCATTTGCAGGAACTGCTGCTCTTGCGCCATCTGCTGGTACTGCTGCATACCCGGATCGGGCATCAGCACGGGCTGGCCGTCTGGACCGATCACGGGACCGTTGGGACCCATCTGCGGCACAGGGGGCTGGGGGAAGATGCCCAGCAACTCTGGCCCGATCACCGGATAGTTCTTGGGCTTGCAGGTCCGCACCGGGTTCCGGTGGTGGATGACCGCCGTGAAGATGCGGACGGCCTCCCAGACCCGGTTGATGACGATCCTAAACGGCGGCGCATCAATCCCCTTGTTGTAGCCAGCGCTCTGGCTGGACCCCCACATGGCATCGTACTCACCACAGAAGAAGCCCATCGCCTCCTTCGCATCGTCGGAAAAGGGCTTTTTGTGCTTCTTCGCAAGTTCGATCTTCTTCAGCCAGTTAGTGACAATTGGCCGAAGCGGGTTTTCGTCTGCCATGTGGGTCTCCTACCTACTACTGCCCTTTTGAGCCCTTTCCATGGGCCAAAGCCTCCAGTTTCCGCTCCAGAAGCGAGACTTTTTCCGACAGGACCGAGAGGCGTGAATCCTTGGGTTTGTGCTCCCACGCGCCCAGGCGAGCCCATTCCGCGTTCTCAACGATCCCCGGATCGTCCTTGTGGTGGACGCTCGTCCGTTCCATACCGCCAAAGCCGGGGGCCGTCACCCACAGGGTCAACGCGCGGGCCCCAGGCTTAATGACCTGCGCAATCTCTGGGTCAGCACCAGGGTGCGGGTAGAAGTAAACAAAGTCCCCAAGCTCCGCATGCGGCATCTGATAATCAGCCATTTTTCTTCTCTCCTGCTGCCCCTAAGAAAATGAAATCCTTGGCTTCGGCGCGTTGGCGCTTCTGCCTCTCTGTCATCCACTTCACCCACCAAGG